ATGAGGTCGAGAGAGCTAAATAATGGACAATGGCTTACTCTGGGTAATCGCCAACATCGCCCTCATCACTCTCATCCTGTTGTTTCGTTGAGACAAACTGGAAGCTTTCACCCATCACTTTCAACTTCTGCCGTCGTCCTCCGTCCGGCCCTTTCCACTTCTCCAGGTGGAGGCGGCCCTCAATAAAAATCGAGTCGCCCCTGTCGAGATACTTGGCGATGGTCTCTGCCTGCTTGCCCCACATCGTCACCTGCGAATAGGTGGTCTCATGCTTCAGCTCGCCTGGCCCCGTCTTCCACTTTCGCCCCGTCGCTACTCCCAGGTCCACTACTGCTGCCCCCGCCGGAGTGTACCTTAGCTGGGGAGTCTTTGTCAGTCTTCCGAGTAATATTACTTTGTTCAGATCTGGCATTAGATATCTTCTTTAAGAGTTTCTTAGTTTCTTTCTCGTTCTTGTCAGTGAGGTACTGCACCTCTTGTCTCAACTTTTCTACTTCGTCACATAGGCCGTATATAACCTTCCCCGCCTGTTTAATAGGTTCAACGAACTTGGGAATAACGAACGCACATCTCGACCGGAAGGGTGAGCCTTGGCTTACATCATAGTAACTGTAATGAGCCTCCCTGATACCCCGCCGGAGGTTTAGGCTGCTCAATTCCTTGTATAATTCTCGAATCTCAGTAATATCCATAGGTACTCCATGTCTAAGAAAAAAATACGAACTAAAGAAGTATGGTTGTCCAGTTTAGAGAGTATAGCTGCGGATGCAAGTAAAGACCCGCATGCCCGTCTCTCCGCCCTGCGACAGATAGGTGAGATGATGGGCTTCAGGAAGTCTCACAACTATGAGAAGCTATCCAGTGAGGAACGCATGGAGATGGTAGTTAAGGTGGTGGCCCCAGTCCTCCAGGGAGTGTTCGGAGTTGAAGTCGATTACGAAGAAGATCAAGATAACAGCATCAGACCTGGCGAATCCTGAGGTCCTTGCTATTATTCACGACCCTTGCAGGTTGGCTCTTGAGGTGATGGAGCACCCTGGGGATAAGTATGTCCCTGATGAGCACGAGATGCGGAGGCAAAAAAGCTTCCACAAGTCTACCTCTATGCACCGCCTCATCCTTGGGGGCAACCAGAGTGGAAAGACCAGGGCTTCTGCCCAGGAGATACGATGGTGGTTAATGGAGAACCACCCTTACCAGAAGACCCCAAAGCACCCGAAGATATGGGTCATTTCTGCTGCTTATAATACTATCGAAGAAGGTATATGGAGGCATCTCCAAGACCTGCTTCCATCCTGGGAAATTAGACGGCGGGGGCAGACCATCCCCCATTCAACAATCCCGTCGTACATCACTGTACACGGAGGCGGGCAAGTAAAGTTCCTATCGGCGGTTGGTGCTAACACAGCACGACGCAAGCTACAATCTGCCGCCATCGACCTGGTGGTTGTCGATGAAGAAATAGACGACGCTCTATACAAGGAACTTGAACCCAGACGACTTGCCCATGGTGCCCCTGCCGTCTATTCACTTACTGCCGTAGAGTCTGTTGACTGGGTATTGAGGCTGGAGGAGAGGTTCGACAAGGGAGATAAGAATGTCGATATGTACCGCTTCTCTACTATGAGGGCAGCCGATGTAGGGCATGTAAACAAGGAAGTCCTTGTAGACATGATGCAGGGGCAGACCAAGCAGGAGATAGATATTCGTGTTCACGGAAAGACGCTCCGGCGAGTGGGTCTTATCTATCCAGAGTTCGGGAAGCACCACATATGTGAACCATTCGAGATCCCCAAGGAATGGCCCCGCTTCATGGCCCTGGACCCAGGCTGGAATGTATTTGCCGGTGTTTGGGTTGCCATGGCCCCTGATGACAAGATCTATATCTATCGTGAACTATATGAGCATGCGACTACCTGCATGGAGATAGCCGATAAGATTTATGCCGCTGAAGGCTGGATAAAGAACCCAGCCTGGGTAGATGATGGCACTTATGTAGGCAAGTGGATGCTGAATGAATATACTGAGCCTATCAGCATGAGGTGGATTGACCCCGCAGAGTTCGGGCATAATGTCTCAGGCTCTCTAAAGGTAGGCAACCTTCTCTCTTGCGACCATGGCCTGCATGTAATCCCCGCCAATAACGATGTAGAGGTTGGCATCGAAATGGTTAAGAGATACTTCATGGAGGGGCTGGATGGAGAACCCCGCCTCAAGGTCTTTAGCACCTGTACTAACTGGCTAGCTGAGAGGTCCAAGTACCGCAGAAAGACCAAAGAAACCTGGGGCAGAGACAGGGATGCGATCAGGGCCGTGCCGGTTAAGAAGCATGACCACTTAATGGATGCAACTCGTTATCTCATTGCCGGAGGCTTTCATAGAGACAACAAAGTGGAGAGAGAATATACGGACGACTTCCAGAACTGCCCCATTATACGAGACGGGGGTGGAACCGTTGGCTCTCAGCGGTTACAACATAGCTGGGAACGCCTTATGAAAACCTTGCGGGAGGGCGAAGAGCAGCCCGTCAATCCTTATTTGGGGAACCAATACTGATGGAATATGTTGTAGGGGACACCACACTCTTAAGGGTTACCTGTGAAGAGGACGGAGAGCCTATTGACCTCTCCAGCTCGAACCTTACAGCATATTTGCGTTGGTCTCTTAACGGGGCTGCGTCAGGAACTCCAGCTGCAATGACTGAGGTGGGCGGTGGCAGTGGTGGGGTTGTTGAACGCCGATGGCTTGCAGCCGACTTAAGTGCCCCAGGGATTTTAGAATTTGAAGTATATATTGTAGATAATCGTGGAGATGGTGATGCAAGTAACGATTATACTTTCACCTCTCAGACCATGACTAGAGATGTAAGAGAGAAACTTTAATGGATGTTATCGCTACTGCTTTCACGCACCTTCTCTTCATTGTTACAGGGGCTATTATTGGTGGAGCCGCCACCAGGAGGATGGCCCAGGTGGTTGTAGAGCCACTGTTAGAGGAGCTGCATTACGCCTTCAAGCATGTAAGTGCTCATGACTTGCAGGTTTATCACGGTATTCAAGAGACTGACTGGTCCAGTACCCGCCCCCATAGAAAGGGTGGAAAAAATATGGACCAGGCCCTTATGGATGCTGACGCTTTAGCAAGAGAACTTGACCGGCAGTATGGAGACTTACCGCCGACCGCTGAATAATGGCAGAGACACGGACCAGAACCCAAGGCAATGTTACTCGTTCTATAGAACTTCCCGAACTCACTTACGGAAGCAATAGAAAGATTGTCGATTTTGTCGATGTGAAGATGGAGCAGATCAGGTCTACAAGAGATAGACTTGAGAGGCAATGGTATCTAAACATCGCATACTATCTGGGCCACCAGTATCTGCAATGGGACTCTCACTCTAAACGCCTCTATCTCCCCTACGCACCCAAGCATAGGCAAAGGGTCGTGGTAAATAGGCTGATGCCTATTGTTCGCAGGATCATCTCCTCAACAATCCGCAACAACCCCCAGTGGGTGGTCAGCCCCGCCACTACTGAGACAGAAGACATGATTACTGCCCAGCTGGGCACTTCATATCTTAAGTATCAGTGGCGTAATATAGATATGGACACCAAGTTGATAGACCTTGTTAAGTGGAGATCCACGACAGGGAACGCCTTCATTCGTGTCTTCTGGAATGCTCATGCCGGAGAGAGGATGGTAATAGATACAGCCGAACTTTCTGGAGAGATATCGAGAAACCCAGGAGACATCAAGAAGCTCAGAAAGAAGGCGATGAAGAAACTCAAGAAAGAGGGTCTTGTATCGCCAGAAGATGATGAAGAGATCAAGCGAATGGAAGTGTATATGGGGGATGTGGACTTTGAAGTGGTATCTCCTTTTCACATCTTTCCAGACCCAGGTGCTGATACTTTTGATAATGCTGAATGGGTAATCGACCAAAGGCAGAGGACGGTACAGTATTGCAAAGATCATTATAACTACACACCAGCTCCATCATCCGACGATGAAGTAACCAGTAGTTATGAGAACAAATTAAAGAGCATGGACTCTCCCGCCTTCAGCGGTGCCCTTGCCGGAGTTTACTCCAGAGAGTCTG